CGGTTATATCATAGGGAGTACCCGGCCCGATCCCGTGAACTTGAATGACGAAGCGGGTCCGCTGCACGTCAACCGTGGCTATCAGGAACCGGATGCCGGAATGAATATGCAGTTCGTTGAATGCCTCGGATCGATCCATCAGGATTTCCGGCAACCGCTCCAATTCTTGCTTCTTTGGGATGTACGGTTGCGACAGGCTGGTATTGTAGAAGGTCTGTAACGCCGTCTCGCTGCCGGTTCGTTCGAACTCATCCTGTGCCTGTAGGTACTCGACAACAAGGTTCTGCCAAGTCTTAAATCCGGCAGCGACACCCTGTAGCCAGAACGAAGCGATACGAGATCGTTTCGACTTTCCGATCACCTTCCCCGTCTTATCGATCCGCTGGCCTTCCTTCAACCACATAGACCATTCAAGCATCCACTGGCGTTGGAACGGCCAAATCTCTTCGTCGCAATGCGGGCATATCATCCGCACCGTGTCGGCCGCGTCGAGCGCGTTTTCACGAGTATCCCATTTGAGGTTTTGCCACTTCCCTTCGAAGTATTCCACGCAGTACGGACAAGGCCAATACAGCCGTCGCCGATCACCGCGATTGTAGAGCGATAGGATGCCCTTACAGGGGGGTGCTTCGTGAGGGGTGCTAGGGACCCACCGCATGTCTTCTATGGGCCTAGACGGGCTCGACTCGGCAACTGTCATGGCAAAAGATTTGAAGGTCGTCGTGCGATGAAAGGCGAGATCGAACGGCGAGCCCTCATCGCTAACCGAATCGTCCATGCGGTCGTAATCGGTCAATGCGATATGCGGGATCGGCTTACCTGCCATTTCGCTGACGGTCGGCCAGGACAGATTTAGAATCATTCCAGATTGATATTGCTTCGATCCCTTATTGTCGTATGCCCGGCTGCGGATGAGCCGCGAACGGATATAGGGACTGTTGAAGTTCAACCGATCCACGCGGCGAACTGCGAAGTCGCGAGCGTTCTGCTGCGTCGGGGAGTAGACCGCCATATCCATCGGTTCTTGCATAACCGAGTAGGCGATCCAGTTGATAATCAAACCTTCGGTCTTGCCCGACTGAGCCGGGCCGCAAAAGATGATGGCTTGAAGTTCTCGGTTCGAAAGTAAGTTTTGAGGTTCGACCATGTACGGAGATTGAGATTCATCCCAATGTCCGGATCGCGCGCCGGGCCGACGAATTACGACATACTTCTTCGCGCAATCGGTAACGGTCATGCGGCCGGGAGGACGAAAGGCTTCCTCCGCAACCTTCAAAACGATGTCAGCAACGCTTTTATATCTCCCCTTCCTCGGAAGAAGATTCGGGTCCTGATCTACTAGGTTTTCGTAACTCATCAACGAGAGCGTCACGACAATTCACCAGCGTTGCGTCTACCGTATCTTGAACGACTTTCCTCTGCTGTTCGTTCAACCCGGCTTGATCGCTCAATTCGTCGGGCAGCAGAAGCAAAGACATCCGGACGGCATTGAATGCTTGCCCCAACACTGTAGCAATATCCGACGTGTGCCACAAGTCACCGACCTGTTCCTCATACTTCCGGCGTTGTGCCAAGCCCTCCCAAAATATCTTGTTCGTCATCGGCGGGAAGTCTTTCGGGTCTGCCCGCTGAAGCGTGTCGTAGACCTGTTTCTCCGTCAGCTTTACCCGCATCAGGAAGGGTGCTGCATCGGCGATATGGTACAGCGGAGTCCCTTGATTGCTGATACCAGCCACGGGGCAACTAACGAGTTTCCGTTCAACATTCTGCCGTTTCATGCGGAAGATTTCCGCCAGCGTGGATACCGGGCAACCTTGAAAGATGATTGCCCTGTCCTCTGCCGTGTACCGCCGACCGGAACCGCCGATCTCTCCGGTGCCGATATCTCGTCTCGCTTTCGGCTTTCGTCTTACGGCGGTACGCATGGTTTAACCCTCGCCTCGGCTTCCTCTACATCCACTACACTGACAGTTTTCCGGATGAGTAACAACGCCCGGTTTTTCCATCAGACTGTACCGCTTTCTCGGGTCAACGCCAACGAGTTGTAGGATGCGAGACTGCCGCTCCCCGATTTCCTGCGTCAGCCGGGCGATCTCCTGCGCCGGTAGCTCGGCTTCCAGCTTCAGGTCCTCACGGGACCCGGCAACAGGAAGAGAGCCATCCAGGGTCATCAGAAGCCGTTTAGTATATTGTATGGCGTCAAGCTGTTCCTCATAGAGATGGTGCAGCCAATCCCTCATGCTGAAGTCGCCCCGGCCGAGCCCGATGCCGTACTTCGTCCATCCGACTCGCTGACGCTGAAGAAGCTCTGCACGGATGGCTTCTGTCACAGGATCGGGCGGCGGATTTGTGCCTTCCGGATTCCATTGAATGTGGCCGGGAGCCCGCTGATAGGACTCGTCATGCGCCATGATACGTCTCCTCAGTTTGATGTATGGGTTACACTTCGCAGAAGCCGCCCATACAAGCGAACTCTTTCGCCGCTTCTGTGTAATCGGAGTCCTCCTTGAACTCGGACCAATCGATTGTTGTTGGCGTCTTCGCCTTCAACTCTTCGAATTGTTCCTTCGTACAAGTAATGTACGGAGCCTGCCGATAGTTCCCGCCTGCGAACGGAAGGAAGGCGATCCCTGATACCCAATCGAAATTCTTATGAACCCATCCGCCGACTTCCATCCACTCGCGGTCCTTGACCGAGATCGTAACGGACGGCTTGTGTTCGCAATAGTGCTGTTGGTACAGGAGCCAGATTTGTAGATGCTCCATTGCCGTGTAGTCTTCCCGCGTTATCGCTCCTTCCGGAACCGTGATCGGGAAGTACATGACCCAGGACGATTCGCTCATAACGTCCTGTTCCGTGTATACGCCTTTCGTTATCATAAACGATCCGACCGGATCGACTTTGTTCGCTCGGTTTGTGCGGATGTAGTAATGCTTGGCGTGCCGTCCGTGCAGTCCCGACGCACAATCAACCAAGTTTGAGTTGTTGCCTTCCGGCTTGACGGTCGTGATCGCGGCGCTCGGGTTGATACCGATCCGGTCGGCCCAATCGCGGTTCGTCTTAACCGCGAGATCGCGCATCTGCGCGAGGACTTCCGGAAGCTCCTGTTTAACGCCGTCAACAACAAACGCATCCGTCTGATACGAACCATGTCTGATGTACTCCAATCCCGACATGAAACGGTTGTCGAAGATGCCATTCAACGACACGCCGAGCAGCCGTTCTTCTTCGCAGTTGAACTTCCATTCCGGGGAGAGATAGCGGAAGTTCGTCAGCGTCGATTGCAGCGTTCCGAGAACTGTCGATAGGAAAATCTTGTACAAGAGAATCTTCAACGTATCTTCGGCTCGAATGATGTTGGTCGTCAGATTGCAGAACTGACGCGGCCGAAGGATGATCTCGCCGCAGGGATTGAGGCCGTAGTGTTCGCCCCATTTATCCACGTCGATACGCCGAGCCCGACGTGCCTGATCGATCAAAGCACGACGGCTGATTTGTCCGCGCTCGCCAGCTTGAGAACGAATAAGTGCAAGCCATTCGTCAGCGAATTGCGTTGCACTTGGCATATCTGTCCATACTGCCGAATTGTTTGCCAGCCGGAAATGCGGCTTTCTGTTCCACCACTCTCCCGACTTCGCATCTCGCATTCGTTCGTCGGAAGGGTTTGAAAGACTGATCTCCGCTCCCCGTCTAACGCCGCCAGAATTTGCAACATCGCTCGCCTTCGTCATCAGGTCATGTTGGTGATATGAGGTAAGCCGCTTCAGGTCCTCGGCGACAGCTTCTCGGAAAATCGAAATGGTATGTTCGAACAAGTCAACGAGCGGATCAGGTCCCGATGCCCTCCCGCCGAAAGTCATAAGCCGAGTACCCTTCTTCCGGACCTTCGATACATCCCAACGAGGAATGCGACCGAGATACAATTCCTCGATCATCTGATGGAACGATTGGCACCATCCGATCTTGTCGTCTTCGACGACGAGAACGTTATCCGGAGTTTCGACCAATTCATCCGGCAGGTTAGGCATTTGGTTCGTGTATTGGCGCTCGACCGAGAAGCCGACGCCGACCGAACACATGGTCAAGTAGAAAGCCTCGTCGTGCGTCGAGATACGGTCAACCGGCGCATAGGCACAGTTGTAAGCCGCAGCATTATCTCTTTCGAGCGCCGGGCCTGCCGTCATCATCGCCCGCATCGATGGCATAATGTACAAGAACAGAATGCCTTCGAAGATCGCGGTCTGGATGTCCGCCGGTATCAAGTATCCGAAGTTCCGGTATATGTGGTTGAACATGAAATGGCAGTACCGGAAAACCGTCTCAGGCCATGTCTCACGACGGCCTAGGTCATCCCGGTATCGAGAGTATTTCGTGAGATGAGTTTGCTGTTGATAGAGTGTCGGAAGCTGAATATGCGCGTAGTCTGCCAGCTTCACGATGCAAGCGTCTTTCATCTTCTGAGCTTCCTATGTAGCCTCTGAAGGCGTTTGTACATGGCCTGTTGGGCATCGTCCAACTTTTGCAGCTTCTTCGCTACAACGTTATCCACGGTGCCTCGGGCCGCGAAAAGGTGAACCGTAACTATTCCCTCTTGTCCTCGCCGGTTCAACCTGTAGATCAGTTGTTCGAACAACTCTGCCGAGTGAAACAAATCGAATATCGCCAACTGGCTCCCGCCAAATTGTAGCTCAATTCCATGAGCAGCGGAAGCCGGATGAATGAACATCAACTTGAACTTCCGTTGGTTCCACGGTTCTATCATCTTTCCTTGCGCGTCCATGACAGCAGCTTTCGGGAAGCGTTGTTTCAATCGAGCAAGAGTCGGTTTGAACCAATACGAACAAAGAACAGGTTCGTCTTGTGTCTCGTCGAGAAGCTGTTCAAGCTCCTCAAACTTACTTTCATGGAAGAAATGAACTCCCCTGCGATTGTCGTATACCGCACCGGAAGCCAGTTGTAGCAGCTTACCGTTCAAGATACCGGCCGATGTAGCTTGAATGACTTCCTCGCTCGGCGTTTCAAGAATAGCTGTTTCTTCGAACTCCTTGTACTTCTCCACAATCGGATCGGGTAGATGCACGGTTCGGATACGAATGAGAGGGTCCTGTAAATCGGTGAATTGTTCCTTCTTGATCGGCAGGACGATATCGGAGATCACACGCTCCATCTCTTCCGCGCCGCCCGGCCTCAACTCCCATTGGTGCGTCCATCGATTGTGAGTGAAATACCGCTGCCGGAACGCAGTTATGCCTCTGCCGAACCGCTTCCCTTGATCCAGAAGGTATATCTGAGAAAAGAAATAGATATAGGATTGCTTAGCAGGAGTAGCCGTCAACTCGTGTACCCGGTCCATATACGGACGCATTTCCTTGATCGCGTTGAACACAAGCGAATTGTGATCCCGCAACTTTGAGCTTTCATCCCATATCAGAATGCGATACGGCCACGGCTTTCTTTTCGTGACGAAATGATCCACCAGCCAATCGGTAGCTCCGTGATCGATGATATGGATCGATGACTTGCTCTTGAGGAGATTGTGGCGAAGCCGGTTCTTCAGAGCGGTGACATATTGATTGACCAAACTAAGTTTGACCTTCGCAGCTTCAACCCTGTCCGTCATGTGCAGAAGTTCGGGATGTAGCTCCTGCATCTTCAACGTGCGGGCCTCCCGCAATCGAGGATCATCGTCTTCAACCCGAAGGATTGTCGGGTTCATCCATGCGGTATGCCGCCATCGCGGCGATTCCTTCGGCCATACCGTATTGACAACCCGGATCGGCGCATCGATCAGGACCTTGGCTCTATAGCCTTCTGAAAATATCCTGTCGAGCAACGTCAGGATCACGATAGTTTTGCCGAATCCCGGCCCTGCGAACAAAGCGGAATAGGGATTATCGTAAAGCCAATCAACCGCGTAGTTCTGCGATTCGGTCAACGTCTCAGGACCGCCGCGAACGCAATGACGGAACAGGTCCTCGATATACAATTCAGCGTCGAACATGATTGCCTTTTGTACGTCCTCGATTCATACGCTGATTCAATCCCAACTCCTTGAGCTTCTTCTGCATGGTATCTCGACCGACACCGACTTGCGCCGCACACGTCTCGCTATTGTATCCGGACTTCCGCAACTCCTTTATTAGCTTCAACATCGGTTCGGTCCATTCAACCGGAGCGAAGAGGTTCATTTAAGTCGCCTCCTCAAATCGCGAACAAGCAATCATCGGCGGTCGGATTCTTCGGATCATTTCAGCCCCAATATTTTGTTCGCATCCTTCAAACTATCCACGACGTAAACCTCAACCCCGGCCGCACGGAGTTCGTTGATCCGCTGTTCTTGAAGTGGCTCCGGTGACTGTCCTTTCCGTTTCCATTCCATCAGAACCACGCGGCCACGACCGCAGTAGTGGCACCGATCTACCTCGCTGCATCTCGCGTAGAACCGATCCGGAAAGCCGTCCGTCGAAGTTCGCATGATCTTCGTAACGAACCAGCCAAGGTGTTGTGCGAATGTCCGGTGATCGCGTTCGATCTCCTTCTCAAGAGGAACCCGTTCCGAGATCGGCTTGAACTTCTTCATCGTTATCGAACCTCATCGTGAACCGAGACTCGCATTTCGTGCAGTCGATAACCATGCTCCATTCGTCATCGTCCGGAGCTTGGATCGGCTTGTCCTCTATCTGAAAAGAGGTATTGCCGCAGGTAGGACACCGGATCATATCAACTCATCTCCCCAGGCGTCCCATCCCGGTCGCCATCGCGTTGCGAAAAGCTCGCAGTAGGGTCCTGCCATAAGCCTTTCGATACGCCTTACGGATTCTTCTGGCTTCCGACTGTGAGATGTCGTCGGTTCCCAAATCGTAGAGCGGACTCCGCGCTCGATACGCTTGGGCGAACCTCTCGTAAAGAGAAGGACGGACTCGCTTTCCTGCCGGGACCAATGCCCCATGCCCATCTTTGGCTTTCCGTCCTTTGTGGTTTTTACCCATTCGAACACCTTCGTCTTAAACGTGAACCCCCAAGCTCGGCCGACTTCCATCGCCTGTTCGAAGTGAGCGCCGAAGGTCCATAGGAAGAGGCCGCAGTCCTTCGCCGCGAGATCGCCTACCGGGAGCGCCTTCAGGTCGTCGAGCGAGATTACCCGATAAGGCGCTTCCTCGGTGCGATGCGGGAG